TTTTAAGACCATTCCAAACTACTGATCTTGCGAAAACTGGTGACTCTGACAAGAAGCTACTCTTAGCTGAGTGGACTCTATGTGCAAAAGCACCTAACGCATCATACGGAATATTTAACCTAAACGCATAATTTATTTGCGTGATAAAGGACAGGGAGGGTTTATATGCCCTCCCTTTTTATATTAACAAGGAGGCAAAATGCCAGTATTTACAAATAAAAAACACACTTCAAAACTATATAAAGTTGTATCTGACAGTTTACAATCTGATCCTATGATTAATAAAGGTAGTAATAAAAAACAATCTTCTACTTATATGATGGGTGATAGAAAATTTGATCCAATGCTCAAGATGAGTAGTAATCAAGGATTAGCTGTTAAAGGTACTATCGACAAAATGATAATGAAAGCTATTAAGTAAGATGGCTAAGAAATTTTCTCTTAATGATTCTAATGATGGCTCAGTTGTTAAAACTAACCTAATTTATGATGATGCAGAGAAGAAAATGCACATTGAGAATTACCAGGACTCAGCATCAATTAAAGAAATCTTAGACGCAAACAAACTAGCACAAAATGAAGGTGCTTATAAGTCTAAGGTAATGCAAAATGAAAAAGGTTATCGAGTTGCGAGACTTCCAAATATTGTGGTTCATCAATTAGCTAAACAAGGCATTCTAACTTATGCTGGAAAAGTATTAGATAAACCAAGATTTTTTAAATGGTTAAACGACTCAGATAACAGACATTTTAGAATATATACAGGAAACTTATAATGGCATTAGATACTTACTCCAATCTTAAAACTACTATTGCAAACTATCTTAATAGAAGTGATTTAACATCTAATTTAGGTGATTTTATTACTTTAACAGAAGCTAGGTTAAATAGAGAGTTGCGAGTAAGAGAAATGATTAATACAGATACATCAACAACTACTGTTGCTGGTACACAATCTTATAGTTTACCGACAGGATATTTAGAAGCTACAACTGTTATTTATCAAAGTGATCCTTTTACTACTTTAAGATTTATTAATAATACAGACTTTTATAGAAAATATAATTCTACTCAAACATCAGGAACTCCAAACTTCTTTACTATTGTTGGATCTAATATATTACTAGGAGTACAACCTGATTCTGCCAAAACTTTACAAATAAATTATTATAAAAATTTAACTGCATTATCTGATAGTAATGCAACCAACGACATTCTTACAAACTATCCTGAACTATATTTATATGGTTCTTTAGCAGAAGCAGCACCATTCATTATGCAAGATGAAAGAATAAAAACATGGGGTAGTTTATACAAAGAAGCAATTAAAAATGCTAATGAAACATCATCAAGAGGTTCTACAACATCTTCACCTTTACAGATGTCCACAACACAGGTGGCCTAGATGATTGAGTTCGGTGATTTACAAGCTGATCTTCCTTCTTATCAAAACTCTGGAGCTTTAAAAGTAGATAATGTAATACCTTTACAAAAAGGTTATCAAGCTCTACCAGGTTTTCAGGCATTAACGACAACAGGATTATCAAATGCTGCTGTGGGATTATTTACAAGTTTTAGTGCTGATGGTTCTACAAACTATGCTGGTGATAGGACAAAACTCTATCAGATGAACTCCTCATTGGTGTTTGTAGATAAAAGTAAAGCTGGTGGTTATAGCAACTCTACTACAGAGAATGCTAGAGATTTCTGGGCCTTTACACAGTTTGGATCTAATATTATTGCTACTAATTATGCAGATAATATTCAAAAGTTTACAGAAGGTACAAGTAGTGCTTTTAGTGATCTAGTAGCTCTTAAAGCAAAATACATAGCTGTTATTAGAGATTTTGTTGTTGCTGGATATACTAATGAATCAAGCACAGCTTATAACCAACGAGTAAAATGGTCAGGTATTAATGACAGTTCTACTTGGACTCCTAGCCAATCAACACAATCTGGTTATCAAGATATAGTTGGTAGTCATGGAAATGTACAAGCAATAGTCGGTGGTGAGTCTGCTGGTGTGATCTTCATGGAAAAGGCAATCTATAGAATGTCTTATGTCGGTGTGCCATTAATTTTTCAGTTCGATAAAATTGCAGATAACATTGGAGCTTTTGCACCTAAGTCAGTAGCTTCTTATGGAAATCAAATATTTTTCTTAGCACAAGATGGTTTTTACAAACTAACTGGTGGTCAACAATTAACACCTATTGGTAATGGTAAAGTAAACAATTTCTTCTTTGATGATTTATCATCTAACCTAGATGGTATCACAAGTGCGATAGATCCTAACAACTCAATAGTTGTATGGTCATATCGAGGTGGTGGTGCTACAGGAACTACTAATAACAAATTTGTTATTTATAACTATGCAGTTGATAAATGGAGTACAGGAAGTGGATTAGATTTAGAGTTCATATCTAGTGCTTCTCAAGAGTCATTTACAACTTTAGAAAGTTTAGATGTATTAGGTAATTTAGATAACTTAACAAGATCATTAGACTCTTACTATTATGGTGAAGGTATTGTAGGTTTAGCTGGTTTTAATAGTGAACATAAATTTGGTAAGTTTATAGCAACAAGTTTATCAGCAACAGTTGATACAACAGAGTTTGAAGGTGCTGAAAATAAAAGATCAACATTAATTAATTGCAGACCTATTGTTGATGGAACATCAAATACAACAGTTACAGTCACACCAATTACAAGAAACTCACAACTTGATACTATATCAGTAGGTGATGCAGTATCGACCAATGATAGTGGATCTTGTCCATTAAGATCAACATCCAGGTATCATCGAGTTAGAGTAAATGTAACAGGAAATTTTAATACCTTATCAGGTGTAGATATAGAAGCGAGACCAGAAGGTGGCAGATAATCAGTTTCCTTTTGTACCTTTATCAATACCAGATACAGGACAACACTTACGATTAGTTTCAACATCATTGAACAATACGATCAATGGTAAATTAAACAGTACAGGAACAATCACACTTAGAGCAAGTCAAACTACTACTACTCTTAGCGATGCAAGAATAGGTGGTAATTCAGTTGTTGTATTTATGCCAACAACTGCAAATGGAAGAACAGCTCTCAATGGACTTTATGTTTCTGCAAGAGCAAATGGGAGTGCCACACTTACTCATGCAAGTTCAGGTAACACAGATCAAAACTTATCCTACTGTGTCATTGGATAATGTTGTAACTAGAGTACCTAGTGAAGATGTTGAATTTATATGGAGTCAAGTAGCTCCATTATTAGAGAAAGCATTAGACGAAAATTACAATATTGAAGATATATTGTATGGCCTCGCTAATGATCGAATGCAACTATTTATTAGTTGGAATAATAACAAAGTCGAAAGTGCTGTTGTCACAGAAATAGCACGATACCCCAACTCGAAAGTATTACGATATTTTCTAGCTGGAGGAACTAACCTAGAAAATTGGTTAGAAAGAATACAAATAGTCATAGAGAAATTTGCAAAAAAACAAAATTGTACTCATCTTGAAGTCGCTGGTCGAAAAGGATGGGTTAGAAAATTGAAAGGATTTAGAGTTAAAGCATACTTACTAAATAAGGAAATATAAAAATGTCAAAAGGATCAAACCCACAAAATGTAACTACTACAACTTCGAGTGAACCATCAGAGTTTATTAAACCCTATTACACACAAGCTATTGATGCAGCACAACAGTTGTATGAAAACCCTAATATACCTTCATTTTTCCCTAATAATACTTATGTTGATTTTGCACCAGAAACTAATACTGCCCTTCAATTAGCAAGTGCAAGAGCTTTACAAGGCAATCCATTATTAGGTTCTTCTCAACAAGAAATAAATAAAGTTTTACAAGGTGATTACTTATCACCAACTACCAATCCTTACTCACAAGCATTATTTAATCAAATGGCTGGTGATGTGACATCACAAGTACAATCACAATTTAGTAAAGCTGGAAGATTAGGATCAGGTGCTAACCAGGAAATATTATCAGACTCACTAGGTAGATTAGCTAATCAAGTTTATGGCGATCAATATAATCGTGAGAGAGAAAACCAATTAGCAGCTACCCAGATTGCACCTCAACTTGGTGAAATGGATTACAATGACATTGCAAAACTGCAACAAGTAGGTCGAGAACGAGAGAGTTTAGAAATGGCAAAACTACAAGATGCTATTGCTCGATATGATTATAACCAATTACAACCCTATCAAAAATTAAACTATTATCTTGGTTCATTAGGTGCTTCTGTACCTACAACAACTGCATCAACACAACCTGTCTTTAGAAATACTGGTGCTGGATTACTTGGTGGTGCATTAACAGGAGCTAACATAGCTGGAATGATACCTGGACTTGGTGCTGGTATGGGAGCTATTGGTGGTGGATTACTTGGAGGATTCTTTTAATGGTAGATATTAATGATATTTTTATGAAAAATAATTTACTTCCAAGATCCACAGTAGCAAATCCTAATTTTATAAATCAACCACAAGTAAGAAATACACCCTATTCAGTTTTCACTACACCAAAGAATAGATTATCTGCTTCAAACAATATAAATAATCAAGGTAATTATAGTTTCCCAAAATTTAATCCAATAGCTAAACCAGCCATAACTAATAATCAAGGTAATTATAGTTTCCCAACTTTTAACCCACCAAACATTAATAAATCAGCAAAAGTACCACCTAATCAATTAGGTCAAAACTTATTAAACTTTGCCACAAGTCCTCAAGGCAGAGGTTTAGCTAGAGGATTACTAGAAGGTAGTGGTTATTCAACAACTCCTGTTTCAATGGGTTCTGCATTAGCTCAAGGTATGAAATATATTGATGAAGCAAATACAGCTCAAAGTTCTGCACAACAACAAGAATTTGAAAATCAATTAGCAATAGCTTCTTTAAATGCAAAAGCATTAAATAATCAACCAGATCAATATAGACCATTAACATTAGAAGAAAAAGAAGCGTATGGTATTACAGATGGTGCTTATAGATTTAATATTACAAAGAACAAACCAGAGTCTATAGGTGGTGGTGGTTCTACTACAAGCACTACAGTTATTAATCAAGCTGAAAATGAAGGCAATGAAAACTTTTTTAAAACTGATGGTGGTAATTTTGCTGAAAATGTAAATAATATTGAAAAAGTCGCCATATCTGCTGATAACGACAATATGATTATCAACAGATTTCAACAAATAGCAAAAAATACACCGACAGGTGCATTTGCTCCAACTTTGCAGAGCATAAATAGTTGGGCTAATGCTTTTGGAATAGATATTGACTTACAAGGTTTAGGTTCTTTAGAGGCATTAAATGCTGTATCTGGTAGATTTGTTATGCAACAAGTACAAAAAACTAAAGGTGCTGTATCTGATAGAGAAATGGCATACTTCTTTAAAATCTCAGCAAACATAGGAAATACTAATCTTGGTAATCAATTAATTTTAAATATGTCAAAAGCTATAAATGATAGAGCTATAGCAGAAAATGATTTATTACAAAAATTCTTAGCTGAACAATATGAAACAAATCCAAAACAAAGTAATTATGAGTTAAACACTAAATGGAAAACTTTAAGATCACAATGGCGAAAAGATAATCCATTATTTACTGGTGATATAGAAGAAGAAATTAAGAAATATTATCAAGATAATGGTTTAACTTATACAGGAGGTGTAGCAGATGTTACAAATAGTGAAATTGATAAAACTGATCGATTATCTGAATTTCAAAATAAATATCCAAATGCAAAATACATGGGCGAAACTGTAAATGGAAAATCACAATTTCAAGTTAATGTAAATGGTGATTTGCAAACTTTCGAGATATAAAAATGACAGATTTTACTCCAGTTGACAAACCAACTAAACTTAAAAATGATAATAATTCTAACACTAGCGACACAAGTAATTTTAGTGCTGTAGATAAACCTTCTAAATTAAAGTTTGATGAAATAGTTGATGTTGCTACCGATACTGTTGGAGATGCTGGTAGATTAGTAAATACTGGTATTTCGTCTGCGATTGCAACAGTACCTTCTTTGCCTGAGTCACTTCTTAATTTAGCTAGTTTAGGTTTTAATTATGGTGGAAAAAAATTAGGTTTAATACCAGAAAATAAATCAGCAAAATACATTGACATTCCATTTCTACCTTCTTTTGATGAAGCACAGACAGCTATAGCAGCACCTAAAGGACAAATAAATTATTTAGAAGGTTTATTATCAGAAGGAAAAAAAGAAGAAATTGTAAGTGGTTTGCTTGATATGAAGTTAATACCTAATACACCAGCTTACAATAGGGCATATTTAACACAATTAGAAATTGCTAGTGGAAAAAAACCATCTTTAGAAATGCAAACTGGTATTGGTGAGTTTTTAAAGACACCAGTAGAATATTTTGGTATGGGTAGAGTTTTTGGAAAAACATCAGGTAGAATAAGTGGTTTTGCTGGAACTGTAGATTCAAGTTTAAAATTAGCTGGTGTAAATGACAAAACAGCTATGATTGCTGGTTTAGGTACTGATGTAGTTTTAAGTATTATTGCTGGTGTTAAAAATCCAGCTTATATAAGTAGATTAAAAACTACAGTACAAGATTCTATTAAAAATGGAAAATTAGATGAAGCAAAAGATTTATTAAAGTTTGCTAACGAATACGACATACCTTTATATGGTATTGAAGCATTAGCACAAACAACTAAAGATAATGATCTTATAGCATTAGCTAAAATAACTGCTATGACAGATGAAGGTTCAAAATACTTTAAAGGAATTAATGGTAGAGAACTAAAACTTAATGATAAAGCTAACAAATTTATAACAGATTTTTTTGGCACAGAAAATATTAGATATTTAGATGTATCTCAAAAAATGGTAGATGCTTTAAATAAAAGAGTAGTAATTTTAAAACAAAAAATTAACAAAGCTGCAAGAAGAAGTGGTTATAAAAAATTTGATGAATTTTCTTTTGGTAATGAAGTTACAAACGAAGTAGCTAATACATTAGCTGAAATGGCAACATCACCAAATTTAACAAAATCAAAATCACAACAATTTTTAAAATATTCAAAAGAAATAAAAGGTGGTAACCAAAAAGCACTACAAAGTTTAAGTCAAGACCTTAGTTCGGATATTGCAGTAGCAAAAAAAGCTGGTGATAATAAATTAGTTGGATATTTAACAGAAATTAAAGGAGTTGTTGATACATCACTAAATCAAATTGAAGGTTATGCAAGAGGTGCTGCAACATATAAGAATTTAAAAAATAAAATATTAAATCCTATAGAAGAAGCTGTGACTGCTAATAATACTATTAGGTTAAATAGAGAAGCTACAATGGGTTTATTAGAAAGTGTTTTGTTAGGTAAGCAAGATAACATAACTGTTTCAAGATTATTTAAAGAACTTAATAAGATAGACAAGACTTTAGCTCCAGAAGTTGCTGCTTCTTTATTTACTGAAATTTTTTCTAAAATTAAAATTTCACCTAGTATGGGAAAAAATATGTTTAATGCAGTCTATGGAAACCCAAAACAAAAAAGACAAGTACAAGCAATTTTAACTGGTGTTGCAAAAGCACAAAAAAAAGATCCAGTTATGGTTATAAAAGGATTTGAAAGAATGTTAGAAACATTTAACGCAACATCAAAATTTACAGGAGGTGAGTCTATAACATTTAAATCTGGTGAATTTGCAAGTGATATGGGTATGCCTAAAATAAAATTAAACCCACTAGATACATTTGATAAAATTGTTGCAAATGGTAATTGGAATGATTTTGCTAAAATTATTACATCACCAAATTCCCTAGATACATTAGTTGCATTATCTAAAACACCAGTAAGAGCAAACTGGCCAGTATTAATTCAACCTATATTTCAAGGATATAGACAAGTAGAAAGTAAACCTTATGAGGAAACAACACAATGACAGTAAGTTCATATAGCACAACAGCAAGTAGCAACACAGCCATAAATGGAGTTAATATATCAGAGGGCATGAGTCCATCTGATGTAAACAATGCCATTAGAGAACAATTAAAAGATGTTAGATCAGTCTGGAATGACAAAGAATGGTTTATACTAGGTGATGGTGATGGCACAACTACCTTTACAAGAGCTAGTACAACCTCTGTCACAATAGCTTCTAATATAACTTCTACTCACCATGTAGGTCGTAGAGTTAAAATAGTTGGATCTAATACAGGAACTATTTATGGAAAAATTGCAACTTCAAGTTATTCTTCACCTAATACAACTTTAACATTTACACTAGATAGTGGCACAATAAATTCTGGTGACTCTACTGTAGATGTTTATGTAGGTTCAAATTATACTGGCTACTCAATTCCTGTTATTGATGAAGATGCTATGGGTACTGATAGTGCTATCCTCCCTCCTTCTCAACAATCAGTTAAAGCATTTGTTACTTCAGGTACAGTCACTTTATCGAATAAATCTATAGCTTTAGGTAGCAACACAGTTACAGGTACAACAGCACAGTTTAATACTGCTTTATCAGATGGCAGTTTTGCAACACTAGCTGGTTCAGAAACTTTAACTAATAAAACTTTAACAAGTCCTGTCCTTAATACAGGAATTAGTGGTACTGCTTTTAAAGATGAAGATGATATGTCAAGTGATAGTGCTACTGCTGTTGCTTCTCAACAATCAATCA